TATTCTACTGCCCATACGTTCCTCTACAGATGGTTCGTGCGGTTGGTCAGGATACATTCCAACCTAAGATTGGATTCAAGACCAGATATGGTATGGTTGAGAACCCATTCTCACAAGGTACAACAGCTGGACTTGGAACACTACAACGTAACACAAACCGTTACTACAGAAGAGTTAAGGTTTCCAACCTTATGTAATTTAATATTACAATTTAAACACTTAAGAGAGAGTCATTGCACTCTCTCTTTTTTTATGGTATAATATCTTTGTCTCGCACGACCCTCCTTTTGGGAAGTGTTTTAGTTTATACTCAGAGGTAAAAAATGCCAGTTTATAGAAATGATGGGGATATAGTACCCTTCAAACCATATCATAATAGTAATATCATTGATTCATATTGGATGGATTATAATGATTTCGCAGAATTAGATGAAGTATTCTGCCAGAGAAATACAGAAGGTCGATTAAGTAAAGCACAAAAACATTTATCAAAATTACTGCCAGAACACGTAGTGGTATACGTTGCTAGACTTACTAAAGCAGATACAGTTTTCGGAAAGAAATATAAGGCAGGAAAGTTATGGAGAATTGATTCTAATACCAGAGCATTAAATTGGAAGAGGGGAGGATCAGATGCTATTCCAGAAAAAGTATTTGTAATTGAATATTCTTTTGATAGTATTGATCGTATAAGAGAATCATATAATACTTTTGACTCTCCTGATAGTGTTGAAAGAAATCAAGAAAAAATGTATGGAATTCTTTCTGGAATGTATAATTTTACTCCACAATCTGAAAAATTAATCAAAGGTCAAATTCTCACAGGATTAAATAAAGCATCTAATTTTTTCTATCCAGAAACATGGAATCAATATACTATTAGAACATCAGAACTTCCTGGTCAAGTTGGTGCCTTCTTAGAAGAAATAAAAGCACTTGATAAAATTATTAAAGTTTCAGCAAATTGGGATCAAGCACTTACATGTGCTGCATTGATGGCATTAAAAAAATACGGATGCTATAATCAAAAACTCATTGATGGTTTAACAGATATAGATCAAAGAGCATGTAATACCAAAGGTAAAAACTGGGATGGTATTACCCATATAGTATGGGAGTGGGTTAATGCTAAGATGTTCCCAGATAAAACTACAAATTGGACTAATCAAAATGGATTAAATAGAACCGTGTCTTATGTTTGTTATTGGATTGACAAATATATGAGTGATGAAACTGGAAAGCAAGCAGGAAATAATTGGATAGATACTGCTAGTAAGTGGAAAGATCAACAAGTTACTTCATTAAATAGAGTTTTTGCTATCTCTAATTAAAAAATAAAGAGGGATATAAATCCCTCTTTTTTGTCAATGTTTTGAAACCTAAATAATGTTACAGGAGGTTAAGACAAATGTTACATTTATTAGGTAGAGGAATAATGCCAGAATGGAATGATGAAAAGCATGACAGAGATGAGGTCTTTGCTTTTCTGTGTTACCGTGGAACTCACTATGCAAAAACGGTTTATATAGATTTCTCAATGGAGGGTCCTTCTTGGTTTCTAAATAATCCTAGAAAAGATGATCCTAAAATTAATACCTAACACACATCCACTACTACATGAAAGAGTAAAACCTTGTAGTAAGGATTTAGACCGTCGTGAAATGTCTCGTATTCTGAAAGAGAATATGTTTCATTACGAAGGAATCGGACTGTCTGCAAATCAAATTGGTATCAGTGAAAGAGTATTTGTAATGATGTTAAATATGGAAACAGAGGAAACGATTACTTGTTTTAATCCTCGTATTATTAAAAGATATGAGGATGATGTATGGTGTGAAGAAGGATGTTTATCATTTCCTGATGAGATTATAAACATCCAAAGACCAAATCGAATTATAGTAAAATACGAAGATGAAGATAAAAAAGACCATAAAATAAAATTAGATGGTCTTGCAGCTAGAGTATTTCTACACGAGTTTGACCATTTGGAAGGAATTGTTTTTACTGAAAGATAATAAATAATCAAAAAGATAATGGCTAATTCGGCATTCGGAAAACAAATACAGAATAGAAATTTTCTATCAGGAGTAGCGTTCAAATTTAATTTGGCAAAATTTCCGAAAGTTGACTTTTTCTCAAATTCTGCTATAATACCATTATTAAATCTTGAACTTGCACAACAATCATCATATTTAAAAAACATTGATGTACCTGGTGAAAGACTAACTTATGGAGATTTTACACTCCGTTTTCTAGTTGATGAGAATATGGAAAATTATAAATCAGTTTACGATTGGTTAACAGGTTTAGGATTTCCAGAAACTACAAAAGAGTTTGCTGATATTATTAAAGACTCTGATGGTCAAAGAGATCCAAAAGAAGCATTTTGTGATGGAACACTTAGAATACTTAACAGTAACTATCGTGAAGTTGCAAAAGTTAAATTTAGTGATTTATTTCCAGTATCATTAACTTCACTTGACTTTGATGCAACAAACACTGATGTTCAGTTCTTTACAGCAGAAGCAACTTTCAAGTATACTTTATATAAGTTATCAACTAATACATGAATCTTGAACAAATTCAGGAGATGTGGGAGAAAGACTCCAAGATCGACCCTGATAATTTACATGATGAATCATTAAAAATACCTCAACTTCACTCAAAGTATTATACACTCTACAATACAATTACTTTATTGCGTGAAAGAGCGAGAGAACAATATGCTAAAGTTAGACTGGAAAGATATAATTACTACACTGGAAAAGCAACTGCAGAAGTTTATGCAGAGGAACCATTTCCATACAAAGTTCGTGAAAAAGATGCGATACAAAGACATCTTGAAGCAGATGATAAGATGAATAAAGTTGATATGAAGATTAAATATTATGATATTATGCTCAAATTTTTAGAAGAAGTCATAAGAGCAGTGTCGAATCGAACATATCAAATCAAAAATGCAATTGAATGGAATAAGTTCCAAGCAGGTTATAATTAATAAATAGATTAGTAGAATTACTAATACAATGAAGCCAACTCCAAGAGAAACAAAAAAGATTCACGAGAATTACGAGAAAGTAAAACAACATCTTATTGATGAGAAATATGCAGTTGACTCTGATTCTGCCGATAAAATTATCTCAGGTATGAGTCAGGATTGGTTTGACACAATCGTGGGATGAAAACTTATAAGCAATTACAAGAAAATATTACCAAAGCTTTAGCAAAGTTTGGTAATATAGGGTTGCGTAATATAAGTAAAATAAAAACTAAAGGGTTTAAATCAGGATTATCAAGCAAAATAATGAGTCCTGATGCAAGAAGATTGAAATTGAATAAATTGATTATAAAAAATCAGAAAAAATTATTAAATATTCGTCAAAAACCAGGTGTATCTTTTACCGCTGACAATCCAAATATGGTAAAGTACAAGTTAACTCATAAGTTTGGGTCTAGGAAAAAGAAAGATGGTACTTATGAGTACAAACAAAAAAGTAAATATCCAGATCCAATTACTTATCAAGATAGTTGGTTTGGTATGGATAGAGATAGAGGAATATTATTACCAAGATCTACAAGTCAATCAAAACCATACTTTGATAGTTTAACACGTAAACGAATTACTGGTATAAATCGTCCTGAAAAAATACCACCAAAAGTAAAGAAGAAACTTGATGACTTAGATAATTTGCATGGTAATATGGATTTTTCAGTTCAAAGAACTCAACAGATAAAAGGTAAAACGAAAGAACCTTTAAGATATAGACGTTCATCTGGTGCAAAAGGAGTTGATACTGAAACTAAATTTATGGGATCTACTGGAGCAGATGCTCAACAGGAGTTTGGTAAGTTTAAAGGTGGTGAGTATAATCCAAGAATAAGTGGTAAAGGTATTGCATCTTATCAAGGAAAAATTGCAGGATATTATGGAAAAGGTAATAAAGCAAGAAGAAGAGCAGGTGAAGAAGTTAAAACACCTCGATTTCCTGAAATTGGAAGAGAAAATTATAGAGCAACAAGAGCTGAACTATTGCCTGGTGCAGCTGGAGATATAAAAACAAAACCTGGTTCTTTAGTTGGTAAAAAAGTTGATATTGATTGGTCAAAAGAAAAATCTCGTAAGATAAGAGAGTTTATCAAATCAAATCAGAAGAGAATGGCAAATATTAAAAAAGGAAGAGGTCCTATATCAACTTAATAGGTTTATAAAACACGACTAAATAATTGATATTGATCGATGTTATGTCGCATTTGATAATATCAAAAAAGAATGAAGTGCATCTTCAGATTGAGTCTGATATGCACGTTTATTATGAG